TATCAGATGTTGAAGCATTTATTAAACCTGAAGTTGGTGTAACTGGGCTTGTAGAATCAGTCATTGAAGCATCATTGTGAACTAATACATCAATAAAACCTATGTAGTACATATCCTCACTTCCTGTGCTGTATTGCTCGTGTAGTGCTGGTTCCTTTACAACTTGATCAGAACCTCCATTAATTGTGTACCTAAGACCAACACCTACTCCAAAAGTTCCATTACCAGTATTTTCACATCTAACAGTCCCAGACACTCTAAATATACTACCTGATTGTTTTGGAGTCATTGTTACTGAACACCATGTCCAAGGATGAATATTTTGATTACTAATTGCCCCCCAATTGTAATTAGACCTATTACCTTTTACTTGAATTACATGACCAGCAGGAAAAGTTGCATTACTTCCTATAGTCCCAGAAAAAGTACCATCAGATCCAAAGACCTCGTTGTTATTTATTTTAAAGATTCCTGTCATTATTCACTCGGTTTAGGGTGCTTGTCTTTTACCGCTTTGATCGCCTTGTAGAACCCACCATCTTTGCTTACTTTTCCGCTATCGATGTCTTTAAATAGTAAATCAAATTGTTCACCAAGTTCTGGATACTTGCGGTCTCGTTGGTATTGGAGTGCATCATAGTCTGCTTGTAGTTCAGCAGTTTTTAATGCTACAGCATCTTCATCAACATTCACTAATTCACCAGAAGAATTGTAGCTTTTATTATCAACTGATGTAACAACTTCTGGATATAGTTTGTATATTGCATCATGTCGAAAACTCATGCTATTTCCTGAATTACAAGTGTTGATATTGATTTCATAATGTAAGAATTGTTATCATCATTATCTGGTCCATTTATCTTCATATATCCAGATTGATACGTTGTAACTTTTACCATTATTGTTTGAGCCAAAGAACTACTGGGTGACCACAAATATGAACCACCTAATTGTCGTGTTGAGTATATTGAACCTCCAACCGAATTATGTGAAGCACCAAAATGCGTAGCTGTTTGGTATCCGCCTGCTTCTGCATTAACGTCTGGTAAACTGGTGTCAGAACTTACCCCAGAGTTATTATAAAAAAATTTTATTGGAACAAATTCATCATTAATATTACTGGCAGTAATTGACGCAGTTATTAAGTATTTTGAAGAATTAGATAAAGGAGTGTCACAAGTTATTGAAAGCGGAGACCCACTTGATCCTGAAGCACCAGTACCAACAAGAATGTAATCTGTGTCGACTACGCTAGTAGTAGCATTACCAGACCCTTTAGTGAATGACTGTTCACCTTTAAAAACTGCGTGATAGGTTTTAATTACACTCCCAGCAGGAACCCCAGATCCCCAACTCCAAGCACTAGAAGAATACTCAGCAAGTTCTTTATTAGTCGTTGCTGAACTATCGATTATTTTGTCTACTTGTAATGAACTAGGCATGATTTTTATTCGGGTTTAGTGGGCCATTCAAACCCTGTTAAATTTTCAAGTTCGATTAAACTAGGTGTGCTGTTAGCAGGAAGATCCCTTAAAGCTTGTCTATAAGTTTGCCATTCTTTTTTTTTAGAATCAGATAAAGGCGAATCAATAGCTTGTGTCCAATCAGAATCTTTTAAATACATATCCCTTTTCGACCTTAATAAACTTTTTGCAAATTCATTTTGTTCTGACATAATCACCCCACTAAAAATCCTGAAAAAGTTGTGTGAACTGGCGATCCAATATAGATACTTCTGTCTGAGCCTGCCGTATTTTGTATCCCTATTTGTTTGTTTGCATCTATTTTACCGGAAAAAACTAAATTGTTTTGTTGATTAGCTCCTTGAGGGGTATATGCGATTCGATTGTAATAAGTTGTTCCATCAGTAAGTAGCCACTCATAAGCAAGTGTTTGGGTTGCGTACCAAGTAAACTGAAAGAAATATATACCTGCTACTGGTGTCGTGAATTTTCCTGTTGATGTTGAATAGTGTGAACCTATGTTGTGTGCTGGAATAGTTGATACATTTTTTAAAATAACATAGTTGCTATTGACTATAGCGTAAGCATCACTGGAATCCTGACCGTAAGCATAAAAACTTGGTCTTGCTGGAGTCGTTATAACACCAGCAGAACTGATCGACATTGCATCAGTATCACTAGCACTTCCAATGTTGCCACCATCAGCAACTTTGATCCCACCTGAAGCTGTTAAAGCACCACTTACAGTAGTGGTTCCATCACTCCCCAGCACCAGATTATTACTGCCAGAACTGGCGTGTTTTATGTTTGTTACTTTTAGGTCTGAACTCATGATGCCTTATCTTGTTCTGCTTTTTCTTTCAAAAACTTTGCGTAGTTGTCTTTTACTGTTTGTGTCATAACCGCATTAAATTGTGCTAAAACTACTGGATCTGTGATAGTACTAGTATCTGCATCTGGGTTAAGGACATAACGATGAAAGTTTTGTGAAAGTAAGCTGCCATCTTCAAAAACTTGAACTGCTTCACGAACCTGAAGAGCGTAATGATCTTGTACTCGTACAGACTCTATTTTGTCTGTTATTGTTTGTTTAGTTAATGCCATTTTTGTTTCCTATTTTTTTCTACGCGGCTGAATATGATCCACCAAAATAATACA